GTCATTGTTGACTCTTAATGGTGCAAAATTACCATCAGCATCAACGGCCAAAGCGAACATACCGCGCTCACCACCAGCAAAGGCAGATCCTTCGTCATATTCAGCTCCAGTTGCGACATCTAGCCTTTCAGTTGCATTGTAAGTGGTATGTGTAATTAACGTACCATCTGCCGATCTTACATACGCACCAGTGTTATCCGTTTCATCTGGTAGTGCTGGATCGAAAACCAATCTTTCCTTCATATTCCCCTCTCTTTGTTATGACCAAGTAAGTAACTCAACTACTTGATTTGCCTTATTTATTTGTATATATAAATTCAATATCGCATTTAGTTTTAAATTTTCTTCTTTGTATGAATTTCCATATTCCATTGTTATGAATTCAAGTCCTGATTGCCCGTTTACGTAGCTAATCTGAGCCTTGGCATTTCCGCCTCTGATTCTTACTGTAAAAGATCTAGTTCCTGCTGGTATAGGCACTGTAGTCTCTGTATCAGCAGCGGCTATTGGTATGTTAGTTATGAGTGGAGTTCTAAGATCCGCTCTAACTACGTTTACCTCACCACCTGGCTCTACTTTTACAACATGTTTGGTTCCGGTAACGGTTCCATCTTCACTACCAACTATCAATACTGAGTCAGGATCTTCTTCCTCAAAAGCATCTAACTCTACATTGACTTGAACATTTTCTAATACCAGATCTACTTGAACTGGTAGTGGGTTTTCAGGAGTGTAAAAATCCCCGTAAGGATCTACAAGTACACTTCTTCTAGCATTAGTAGGTTCTTCTTCAAAGGTAGCCCTAAAATGCTCCACTTCTGGTATATCAGAACGAGGCTGTTCCTGGGTATAGATGAATGAACCCTTCGCAGTTGTATAAGCCGAAATGTTAGTTTTTGTTTGAAGACTGCCGCCTATAGGGCCGACAATAAGAATAGTATCGGAGAGTACGGCTTTGACTTCAAGTTCTAAATTCGGCTCACCACTTGCTTGGATGGCGACTTTCTGTTTTACCTTGAATAAGATGGTATCAGCTAAGTTTATCTTACCAGCATCAGTTCCGTCAGCGGTAAATAATCGAGGGGCTATGGATACCCAACGCTTCTCAAAGCTCATTCCCAACCTTAACTACTCAACCGTATGAGTAGATATTAACCAATTATTTTCATTATTGCGGCGATAACCCCTGCTATCCCCGTAATAATGCTTGAATAGAAAACTATTTTACTTTGCAGAAACTTTTTGACCTTAGTAGGTTCTTCTAAAACTTCTAACCTGTTCTTGTGCTCTTCCCACATCTTTTCTAATGTGGCAGTACGTAACATGTGTTGCTCAAGAGAAGATGTATTGCGTTCCATAGTCGTGTGGATGCTATACAAAACTTTATTTGTTTCTTTCTGGTCTTCTCTTACTTCCTGAACAAGATCGTAAATAATATCTTGCTGAGTCTTTTTGGTCATGAGTATTCCAATAACAGTGTCAACCACTCAATCCGTAATTAACACTGTTAGGTCATAGTTAGTGTTAATTACGGTAGTTCTACTGCACCAGCACTTTCTGCTTGGTTTCCACTTTCATCTTCAACCATACGAGCTAGATAATTGATGTTTACTCGTTGAGAACCTTTAGCACTCACACCTGAACTATATCCAGTCGATTTACCACCAATGAAGGTCGCCATTGGGGCACCACCATCAGTTTGGCCTTGTCTATCACCAACTGTAATAACTGCATCTTCAGCATTTAGAAGTTCTTGTAGTTTAAGAACTTTACCTTGTGTATGTGGGCCTGCGTTGATTACTCTAACGCCTGACAAACTTAGTGGAATTGCTTCATAACTCAAAGGAACGATTTCAGCAGAAGAATATCTTCCTAGAAGATGGATCGGCTCCATGGGAGTGTTAACTGTGAAGCTATAGTTTTCTGCAATAGCTACGATTTCGTTGTTGATACGGATAACCGCACGGGCACCTGTAAAAGTCTTTGCTGGCATATAAATCTCCTTTATACTCTAAAGATTGTTGTTATATTATTGCGTTACTGTGGTATATGATTTCTTTAAAGATTGTTGTTATTTTGATGTTTTGCGTCGTTTTTGGTCAAAAAAAAGCCCCACCGAAGTGAGGCTTTCTTATTCCAATTATTTCAATTAGATAGAGGCAGAGATGTTGTCCATCAATACGTTCTTACGAGGCTGTTTAACAGCCAAGCAAGTGAACTGGAAGAATGCTTTTGGCATACTCAAGTTACTTACTGCAAGTTCCATAGAAGTGAACGGAGCCAATTCAGCAGCTTCAGCAGTATCAGCTTGAACCAAGAATCCAGTAATAGATCCTGGAGCACGGTTTCCAAGGTCAACGAAAGTGGCACCAGCAGCACCAGCTTTAACGCGGCCAATGAACTTAGCGGATACAGCAGAACCACCAGCATTAGAACGATAAACGTTGTAATACTTGGCACCAGCTACAGCACCGATTGTAAGATCTACACGTTCACCAGCAGCTACAGCTTGAGAAGCAGTAGCTGATTTAACAGACTCACCACGTTCAGAAACAGCAGTTACATAGTAAGCATAAGTACCAGCAGCGATCTGAGAAGCAGCATCAGCAGCAACACCACTAGAAAGTGAAGGAGCAGCAGGAGAACTAGTACGAGCACGGGCAGGAGAAGTCTTAGCAGAAAGGAAGCGAGATGGCTCAAGAGCTACTACAGCAGATGAAGTCCACTGAGTACGAAGATTCGCACCAGAAGCATCTTGTGGAGAACCAGCAAGCATGATTCTTTCTTTAGCATGAGAAATCTTGTTATACTTAGAAAGAGAGATAGGATCTACCAAAAGCTTGTCAGCACGACCCATTTGCATAGCTGATTTAACAGCAGCATCTTCAATAGAAGACTGAGAAAGAACACCGTTAACCGCTACGATAACTGACTGGTTTGAACCATATTCAGCGAACATAAGATCTTGAGTGTTAGCAATCATGTCTGACTCACGAATTTGTGAATCCATACCGCGCATGTTTGGAACATCAGCGATAGCTAGTGGGTTTCCGTCAAACACACCTGCGTTTGAGAAATCGGCTTGACCACGGAAAAGGTCGAATTCGATATCAGCAGAAAGTTTCATAGCAGCATCTTTAGATGCTCTATCTTCTGCTTTTGTTCCATCAAAAGAACCAACCATATTAGCAGCTACAGTTGTACGACGAGTCGTAGAGTAGTAAGCCATTGGTACAGTAGCACGAACGTAGTTCGAAGTTTCTTCTTCTCCGATACCACCTTCATACTGAGCCGACCCACCAAAAATACCGTAATCAAGTTGACGGTTAAATTGATAAAGAGTAGACTTAACTGATTTCTTAGAAATCATCTTCTGCAATTTGATATGGGAATCGTCAAAAGTGACTACTTCCATAACTGGAGAAAGATCTTCCATTTGTAGAGCTGAGCCTTGAGTCAAAGTACTAGGAGCTGCGTTATAACTGCCTGCTTCCAATGTTTTAACGAGGTCTGATAATTGTTCGCTAACCATTTGTTCCTCCTATAAAAGGTGTTTAATTGTTTCTATTTTAGCTTTGCCGTCGTAATAATTCGTAATCGCATCTTTGTCTTTCTTTTCTAACTTACCAGAACGAATCTTGGCAGAAAGAGTAGAAGAGATTTCTGATTTTGTTAAACTTGCAACATCTTTTTCAGCAGAAACTACTTCGCTTTCTGACTTAGCAATAAATGCCATTTCAGAAGTGATAGCTTTACGTCCTGGAGCCGCTGGTTTAACTACTTTCGTAACGATAGCGATTGCTTTTTCAAGGTTCTTCTTAAGTTCTTCGTTTTCTTTTGCAATAGCTTCGTTAGAAGCTTTTACAGTTTGAAGTTCAGACTTAATTAGCTTAACCTCTTCGCCATTTCCTTCAGATTTAGTCATATCAGATACGCCTAAAACTTTAGAGATAGCTTTAAAATGGGCTTCAGCTTCGGATTTCTCCATAGAAGCATAAAGACCTTCAACTTCCTGTTCAAAATTTTCACCAGAGATGTTTTCTTGAGAAGTCGTTACAACTTCTTTATTTTCCACTTCAGCTTCAGCTTTCGCTAAAGCAGTTGAAAATTCAGCTTCAACCTCTTGGATAACTTTGAGCATATCTTCTTCAGTGTAATTTTTTTTCATGATTTGCTCCTTATAAGTTTGAGGTTAAATTAAACACCTTTAGTTGGCCATCTAAGTTCGAATTCTAATTCAGCAGCGACAGCAGCAGCATCTAGGTTTGCTAGAGTAACGGCAGTACCATCAGCGATTTGACGAATTTGAAGTTTAGCGCCCATTTTTGTACACTCATGAAGAACTTTAGCAAGGTCAAGTTGGTTTGGTTGTTGAGCTGTACCATTCAATTCGTAAGCAATGTCTACGTTATGCGGAGCATAAGCTTGGAAAGAGTTACCAAAAATGTCTGGAGAAACAGCATCATGACCTTTGATACGGATAGCGATTACTGATTGACCAGCAGCTTCGTTACCACCGTCAGATAGAATAAGAGCTGGCCAGCCCTGACTATCTTTTAACTCACGGATTGTGTCGATAGTAGCAGATCCCTGAAGGCGAAAGCCCAGGTTTTCTTGCAACTTACGGATTAGGCTTTCAGCCTTAGCTGTACTTGAAAGAGCCATTTTGAAATTCCTTTGTAAAGGGTTAAATACACCTTAAGTGTACGTTTTAATTAAAGATTTATTGTTTTGAGTAAAAGTCAAGTCATTTCAATAACTTATATTGATTTTTTTTGACAAAAAATTAGCCCCTCAAGTGGCCGTAATCGTGGTAAAATGAAAGACAAGGAGAGAATAACGGTAATAGTAATCTTTATAATATGGAAGAATCATTGAAAATAGATGGAAAAATTTATCTGATAAAATGTCAGTTAAATGATAAAGTTTATATAGGTCAAACCGTGTCTTCTATTAAAAGAAGATGGAACGCTCATTGCTTAGGAAAAGACATTAGTATGCCAATCGCAAGAGCTTTAAAAAAATATGGCAAAGATAATTTTACTATAGAAATGATTGATAAATCAGATAACTTATTGGATTTAAATAAAAAAGAAGAGTTTTGGATACAAAAATATAACTCAACTGATAGAAGCGTAGGATATAACGTCCAATTTGGTGGTTTGAATAAAACCATGTCTCAAGATACTAAAAATAAGATTTCAAAAGCTAAGATAGGTAATAAAGTATGGGAAAGTGCCGACTATAGAAAGAAAATGATTGAAAAAAGAAAAGAAGTAGGCCAATCTACTGAATTTAAACAAAAAATGTCTAAAGTTAATAGCCAAAACGCTAAAAATAGATATTCTAAAGAATTTAAAGTATACGAAGCTATTTTAGATAAAATAGAAAACAGATCAAAGACTTGGAAAAAAGGCAAAGAGATAGGGTCTTGGAATCATAAAGATATTTGCGCCAAGGATTTGGATATTTACTGGACAGGGATTAGTCAGTGCCTTTGTGGAACAATAAAACAATACAAAAATTATATTTTTGAATATACGGGGAAATAGATGAAGAATTCAGAACTTGGTAGCTGGATTGATGGAATTGGTGCGACTGAAGATTTAGATTCCAGTGGAGAAAGAATTTCAATTAAGGGAATTGATATAAGTAGCTTAACTACTGATGGCCTCATAAATACTGAACATAAAAGTGACACTGCATCACAAGTTATCGGGAAAGTTGTTGAAGCTAAAAAGATTTCAAAAGAAGAAGAATGCGAAAACGATAGGCACAAACATTTTTGGAAATTAGCCAGAAAACGCCCTTTTTTGTATGTCGCTGCTGTACTTTTTGATAAAGTAGGTCATGTAGCTGCTGCTGACGCTGTAGCGATGTTCAAGTTTGACAAACTTATCAACACCGATAAAACCAAAGGAACTGGTTGGTTTTCCATAGAGGGTGGTCGTATGGGCAAGGAAGGCTCAAATATTACTAAATGTGTAGCTCGTAAAATAGCTTTTACAAATTTACCATGCAATAAAGCTTGTGTTGCCGAACTCCTTGAAGATCCAGATAAATATTGCAAATCAATCACAAAAGAAAAAGTCCAAGCTTCAATGAAGAAAGCTGAAGCGGATTACCAAACACTTATTAAAGCCGAGCCGAAAAAATATTTCAAGGAACTTGGTATGCCTAAAACTCCTAAAGGCCTAAATTATTCAAAAATCACCCCAGCTACTGGTGAGCATAGACCAGCCAACCCAGCAGAACCAAAAAGAACATTTACCTCTCAGAACGCTCCTGATAAAATGAAGGTTGGCGATAGAATTACCCACAATAAGCCAAAAGCTAAAGCTGGGGCATCATTCTATAGAGATTTGTACAAAGATAACTCCAACCCTATTAGAAAACAAGTTTGGGATTCAGCTAAACAGAATAAGGAAGAAAATATGAAACCTTCTAAAAAAGAGATAATGAAACATCTTGGTGACGAAGCTTGGGAAAACTTTAAAGGTAAAGATATCCTGATTGATATCATTCAAAAAAAAGACCCAGAATTAACTAAGGCAGAAGTATTAGGCATTGCAAAAACAATGGCTTATATGGATATGAAGAAGAAAGAGTCTGAACTTGAAGATATGTTTGAGAAAGATGAAGACAAATCAGTAGGCGTACATACACCTTCTAAAACTAAAGGCGTGTCTTTAGCGGGTGATGCTTATAGGCAATCAAAAAAACACACAGGGAATACTAAAAAATATCTTGAAGGTGAATCTAAAGAAATACATGCCCAGAAATTACAAGAATTAAAAAGACAACCCAAACCCAACCTTCCTAAATCAGAGAAGCCTTTCGTTAAAGACGAAGCTGGTGAAAAAGAAGTTCGCATGATCCGTAGACTTAACCAAAAAGCTAAGAAATTCGGCAGTAGACCTGATCATCGTAAAAAAGATGTTAGAGACATTAAACGAATGGTATCCAGCGCAAAGAAAGATGAAAAAAAAGACTAAGCGTATAGTCGTTTCTTTATGTCAGGACTCAAAGGGTGATATCCTTATGGGCCAAAGAAACGATGATAAGAAATTCACTACTCCTGGTGGTCATCTAGATGATGGTGAAAAACCTTCTGATGGTATAAAGAGAGAATTCAAGGAAGAAACTGGCTATACTGTTGATTCTGTTAAGTTATTGCGAATTAAGAAAGTGGCTCATCTGATCATCTATCTATATGAAGTAAAATATAGCGGAACTCAAGATACTGGTAGCGATCCAGATAAAGAATGTGATTCATGGGAATATATAGATCCTAATACTGTAGCTGATAAACTACATGTACCAATGGACAGAAATGTTGCTCTTAAATACTATATCGACAACTAAGGAAACTATATGCGTCTAAGTGCGAAAATCTTAAAAAATGTAGCCAATGTTAACTCTTTTCAATATGATGAGCAAGCTTATCTATCTGAAGGATCAACTAATGAGTTCTACTTCCAACTAGTGGATCTTGGTAGGTTGACATACGGCAAAGATTCTCAAGAGTTTCCTGATCATCCATTGAGGTATATGCCTCAGGCAGGAGCTACTATTTCAGCCGAATTTGATTCATTAGAAGATGATGAAAAGTTTTCTGTCAATGCTACTCAGCCATTTGCTAATGATACAAGTATTTGGAAAATAGTTTTTCTTTCGACTCAATTACCTAGATCCGGTAACTTTAGCATTACTTTGACTGAAGGCTTGATTATCCAAAAAGCTACAATTAAGCAAGCTATCTCAACCATGTTGAATGATGTGGGCGGCTGTTAAATGATAATTTACAAAATTACTTGTAAAATTACTTCAATGGTCTATATTGGCCAAACTATGTATCCTCTTAATAAGAGGTGGATTCAACATAAAAATGCCAATAGCTGCTGTCATGTAGTTAGAGATCATATAATGGAATATGGTGAGGAAAATTTCATAATAGAAGCTATCGACAAAGCTGATTCCATAGAAGATCTAAACAAAAAAGAAATGTACTGGATTGGATTCTATAATTGCGTTCACCCAAAAGGGCTTAATATCAAATACGGTGGAGATAACGGTAGAATGACTCCTTATATGTTAGATAAAATGCGTACCGTATGGGCTGATACGGCTTATCGTAACAAAATGGCTATTAGAAATGGCGGTAAGGAATTCAAAGTTTATAAAATAGAGAAGGATTTAGAAAACAAACCGTTCGTAAGGAAAGCTGAATTATTGAATACTTACGTTTCTAGAGGTGTTTGTTCTCAAGATTTAGAGATACCTGTTAAGAATATAGATGTGTCCCTAAAACGTAAAGATTTGAATAGAAAAGGATATTGCTTTATTTTTACTGAGAATATCAATGACATAGATCCTGTTATTTATATCAATTCCGTGATTTCAGAGAAATTAGCCAAATCAAAACTTTATAGACATAATAGGATCAAAGGTTAATATATGGCAAAAAAAGGCAAAGCCTCATCGGTAAAAACTTACCCACAGAGTGCTCAAGAAACTTCCAATTTATTTAGCAGGGTTGAACCATTCCTTACCCCTTCTTTGTTTAGATCTCGTTTCCTTCAAGGATTAGAACAAGCTTTGTTTGTTCAAGTCATTATATCTGATGGTGAATTAAAAGATCAAATCAGCCGTGCAGCCAATGAAGTTGAGATGCTACTAAACGTTTCTATCTACCCGGTTCAACACAGAGAGTATTTTCCTCACGAATACATCCACAAATCTAACGGATTCCATATCAAAACCGCTCATGGCCCAATCTTGAGTGTTGAAGATTTTGTGGTAACTGATTCAAATCAAGGGTTTACTATAAATAATGACCCGACCAATCCTTATTGGGCCGACATAGGTATCAACCAACAGCAAGATCCTTTGAAAGGTGTTCTATTTAGATTTCCACCTCAGTGGATTTCTATGGCATATGCTCATAAGAGACAGTTAAATATTCTTCCTTGGGTAACTTCTATAGTAAATTACACAACAAATACGGGTGTTTACGGTGGATCTATCCCGGTTCAGTCACTTTTAGAATCTCGCTGGATCAGTGCTTTTTACAGAGTGGATTACACTGCCGGTATGGTTGATTGCGAAGGAAATCTTCCAATCATAGTCAATGAACTCATAGGCTTAACTGCTGCCATTAAATTGTTGCGTTTAAGACAAGCTCGTTTCCTGTACACAAGTCAGTCTCTAAGTCAAGATGGTATTTCTCAATCTAGTTCAGGCCCAGGTAACTTGGTTTACAAGCCTTTGATCGATTCAATGGAAGCTGACAGAGATAAGATCATGGAAAGACTCAAAATGTTAATGTTTTCCAAATACTACGTTGGAAATATTTAATATACAATTGTGCGATTAACTGGTACAATATCATTATGATACATAAAAAAATACTTAAAGATCTAAAAATTATTGAAGATGTTTCTTATTTTTATAAGTCAGAGGAATCTCATCCTCTGAAAAATCAAAAACCTCATTTAATTTTCAGTACTGAAAATCCTATGCACCCATCCGAGTATGAGATGCCCCACGAAGATATGGTAAATTATCTAAAGGCTAAAGATTACAAGGTACATGAGCTTAAAGGCAAATACGATGGAAAAGATGAAAATTCCATTATGGTGGAGGACATCAAACCACACCAAGTCAAATCTATCATGAAATACGTTAAACATCTTGGCCAAGACAGTGCTATTTACAGTGATGGTAAGGGTTCTCATGAGTTACATTACCTTAATGGAGTAAATGCGAATAAACACCACAAAGGATTTGGCACCAGTATACCTCTGGTAAAACCAGATGATAACTATTCTGAAATGGAAGACGGAACTGTTTTTTCACACTCTTTTGATTTTGAGAATTTACACCCTGCTGACAAATCAATGCTTAGACAGCATTTTAAACAAGAGGCTTTGAAAAAATCAGAAACAAATAATAAGAAGTTTTATATTCCAGGTAACTTGAGTAAATCCGAACATACCGACAAAGAGATGAATTTGGTTCACTATAGCCCTAAAAAAGGATTGAAAGAAATAACCACTGATTTCCATGGAAGTAATGTTAGAACTACCGGGGAACGTGGCGCTCCAGAACATAAATTAGCTTTCTATTACAGAGAAGGGGCTACGCCAGAAGATGTTATAGCTTCAGGTGCTCAATCTAAATATGTGACCAAACTTGGTAGCGGTCACAGACTTTATGATTTAGGTGAAGATACTGAAAATGTAAGAAATATCGTCAAAACAAGAGCTGAAGCCAAACAAGTAAACCCTGGTGCATTTACTGCCGATGATGTGCATAGGGAACTTAAAGATAGAGGATATCATGGATTTTTCAATAGCAAAGGTGCATTACCAGATGCAGTAGCTATGTTTCATCCTATGCCAGTTCACGAAGAACACGAACTTCACCCTAATGATTTTAAGAAAGTGAGTGCCAGAGATAACCATAAGTACGATAAAGCTCTAAAAGATGCCGAAAAACACTCAAAAGAAACAGGCCATCACGATCCTAAGTTTTTAGCTAACTTAGTTACGAGTAAATAATATGCATAGAATTATGATGAAAATGTTTAAGAATGAACAGTTAAAGTTACCTGTAGAAGGTGGACTTGAGCCTGATGCACCAACAAAAACTAAATATGTAAAAAGAAACAAAAAACCAAACCCAATTGACGGTAAGATTCTTGCGCTTAGAAATCTTGATAATTTATCTGAATATCTAAAAGAAAGAGGAAAACCTCTTAATCCTAACGAATTGGCTGTAATATTATCGACGGATAATTTCGGAGATTTTCAAAAAAGAAAGA